GAAGAGTCAATCGCAGACAACATTTTGAATGCGGTCACACGTTAGCAGCATGATTTCCACGGATGGCAACATATTAACGGCATGATATTGACTTTTTGAATAAAGTTGGGTAAATTTGACTCAATGATGGATAAATGCACTCGTTAAATAAAGCCCTGAGTTAATAGCTCGGGGCTTTTTGCGTTTTAATCACGACCTTTCTGAAAGCACATCAAACCAAATACCAGACAGACAAAAATAATCACCTTATCCGCTGTGGCTACGGTGCGGTGTGCTTTGCATAAAAGAAAACCAGCGCAATGGCTGGCTTCGTGAAAGCGGGTGGCAAGAGGTTGCGCTAACAACCTCCTGCCGTTTTGCCCTTATTCCTAATTAAATAGAGCAAATCCCCTTATTGGGGCTAAGACATGAAGATGCCAGAAAAACATGACCTGTTAGCCGCCATTCTCGCGGCAAAGGAACAAGGCATCGGGGCAATCCTTGCGTTTGCAATGGCGTACCTTCGCGGCAGATATAATGGCGGTGCGTTTACAAAAACAGTAATCGACGCAACGATGTGCGCCATTATCGCCTGGTTCATTCGTGACCTTCTCGACTTCGCCGGACTAAGTAGCAATCTCGCTTATATAACGAGCGTGTTCATCGGCTACATCGGTACTGACTCGATTGGTTCGCTTATCAAACGCTTCGCTGCTAAAAAAGCCGGAGTAGAAGATGGTGGAAATCAATAATCAACGTAAGGCGTTCCTCGATATGCTGGCGTGGTCAGAGGGAACTGATAACGGACGGCAGAAAACCAGAAATCATGGTTATGACGTCATTGTTGGCGGAGAGCTATTTACTGATTACTCCGATCACCCTCGCAAACTTGTCACGCTAAACCCCAAACTCAAATCAACAGCCGCCGGACGCTACCAGCTTCTTTCCCGTTGGTGGGATGCCTACCGCAAGCAGCTTGGCCTGAAAGACTTCTCTCCGAAAAGCCAGGACGCTGTGGCACTGCAACAGATTAAAGAGCGTGGCGCTTTACCGATGATTGACCGCGGTGATATTCGTCAGGCTATCGACCGTTGCAGCAATATCTGGGCTTCACTGCCGGGCGCTGGCTATGGCCAGTTCGAGCATAAGGCTGACAGCCTGATTGCAAAATTCAAAGAAGTTGGCGGAACGGTCAGAGAGATTGAGGTATGAGCAGAGTAACCGCGATTATCTCAGCGCTGGTTATCTGCATCATCGTTTGCCTGTCATGGGCTGTTAATCATTACCGTGATAACGCCATCGCCTACAAAGAACAGCGCGATAACAAGGCCAGTGAACTGGAGAAGGCGAACGCCACCATCGCTGACATGCGGAAGCGTCAACGTGATGTAGCAGAACTCGACGCAAGATACACAAAGGAGCTTGCTGATGCTAACGCGACTATCGAAAGTCTCCGTGCTGATGTTTCTGCTGGGCGTAAGCGCCTGCAAGTCGCCGCCACCTGTGCAAAGTCAACGACCGGAGCCAGCGGCATGGGCGATGGAGAAAGCCCAGGACTTACAGCAGATGCTGAACTCAATTATTACCGTCTCCGAAGTGGAATCGACAAGATAACCGCACAGGTCAACTACCTGCAGGAATACATCAGGGCGCAATGCCTGAAATAATTTTTTTGCAAATCACAAAGTCCATTTAATGAGCCTCGCGATGCGGGGCTTTTTTATGTCCGCAGTAAATGCGCATCTCACGCGCATATTCACGAGAGCCTTTCAGTAAGCGAGCCTGAGAAATGCCGTTATAGGTGGCGACCTCTCTCGGGCGGCTTTTCTGTGAGACAGGCTCACTTTCTAAAAGGTAAAGACGCTATGAATAATCATTCAGTTATTCCAGCCTTCGACTTCCGAGAAATGGTGCAAGCCAAAAACGGAGAGGTCGTTACCACATCCAGAAAAATTGCCAAGTACTTCGGCAAGCGACACGGTGATGTTCTCAGGAAAATCGAGCAGGTTAAGGCTGATTGCTCGCGTGAGTTTAGCCAACGCAATTTTGCGTCGGCTGATTATATCGATGAGCAGGGCAAGGTTCGCCCGATGTACAGCCTGACGAAAGATGGCTGGATCATGGTTGTGATGGGGTTCACCGGGAAAGCTGCTGCGGCAATCAAGGAGAGCTATATCGCAGCATTCAACTGGATGGCAGAGCAACTGAGCCGCCGCATGGCAATTGGCGAAGAAATGCAGCACCGCTACGCCATCAAAGAAACACGCTCAAAGCTGAAAGGTACGATCGGCAGTCGGTTAATGAACGAACGGAAGAAAGAGAAGCGTGTCCTGGCTGTCGAGCATGAATACATCTTGCAGGTGACACAGCCTGAACTGCTGATTAATTGAAGATGTCATTACAAAGCCTATCTACGGGTGGGCTTGATAATGTCACAACGAGGTAAGGACTATGGCAAAACCGGACTGGGGAGCACTGCAACACCAGTTCCTCGCCGAGCATGCCAAAACAGGAATATCCCCGAAAGACTGGTGCGCAGCGCAGGGACTGAATTATTCATCTGCGAAACGCTATATCAAAGTAACGACTTACGGTGCGAATTCGCAAAAAAAAAGTGCGAACAAATCTGCGAATTCGCAGAAGGAGAAAGGCGAGGTCAGTAAAAACGGGGAGGTGAAAAAACACCAGCCCGACACAGGCGCCCACTCAAAATCTCCAGAAACGAAACCGATACGCGGATCGCGCACCGCACCGCCGACGAACGCCTTCCAACCTGGCAACCAGAACGCATTAAAGCACGGTGGCTACGGCCGCCGGATGCTGCTATCTGACGCCATCACCGAAGATGCCCAGATGCTCACGCTCGACGATGAGCTTTTCTGGCTGCGAGCGGCGAGCCTGACAGCGGCAGAGAATATCGGGCGCTGGCAGACAGAGCTGGAGACAGCCGCCAGCGAGCAGGCCAAAGATCTGCACGACCTCATCTCTCAGGCGCAGAAAGCCATGCATCGCAACACTGCGCGCATTGAGTCGCTGGAGTACACCAAGGCGGCGATTATCAAGCAGCGCGTTGATGCCGCCTACCGCGAAGCCGCGACCGAAAAGGTTGAGCTCGAAATTGATGTACTGAAAGACGGCGACAAGGATAACGCGATCGTCGTGCATAACTCGCTGCCAATACCGGGAAGATAAATCATGGCCGACATTTACCTACCCACGCTACACAACGGGCAGTTAACGGTCTGGTCTGATTCCTGGGATCACCAGTTGAATGCGGTTCGCTGTGGTCGACGCTGGGGGAAAACCTTCATGCTGTCGAGCGCTGCGGTGACCTACGCAACGTCGCAGTTCCGGCGCCCGGGCATGGACATCGAGCTGGGCGGTCGGGTCGGTATCTTCACTGCCGAGTATCGCCAGTACCAGGAGATCTACGACAAGCTGGAAGAAATCCTGTTGCCGCTGAAAAAGAGTTTCAGCCGGCAGGAAAAGCGCCTGCTGCTGAAGAACGGCGGGAAGATTGACTTCTGGGTCACCAACGACAACAAACTGGCCGGTCGTGGTCGTGAGTACGAAATTATCCTGATCGATGAGGCGGCTTTTACCAAGTCGCCTGAAATGCTGAAGGAAATCTGGCCGAAGTCGATTAAGCCGACGCTACTGACGACAAAAGGCCGGGCCTACGTATTCTCAACGCCTGACGGTGTGGATGAAGAAAACTTCTTCTATGCCATCTGCCATAACAAAGACCTCGGATTCCATGAGCATTACGCGCCGACGTCATCAAACCCCTTCGTTCCTCCCGAGGAGCTGGAGAAAGAGCGACAGAACAACGATCCTCGCGTTTTCCGGCAGGAGTTCCTGGCCGAGTTCGTCGACTGGTCCGCTGCGTCGCTGTTCGACGTCCGCAAATGGTTCGAGGGTGAAAACCAGGATCAGCCTGTCGATTACCCTGAGATGTGCCAGGCCGTTTTCGCTGTCATGGATACCGCCGTTAAGGGCGGTACTGATCACGACGGCACGGCGGTGGTTTACTACGCCGTAGACACCCGGCCCGGAATTCAGCGCCTGACCATTCTTGACTGGGATGTGGTGCAGATCGACGGCGCGCTGCTGGAAGAGTGGATTCCGTCCGTTTTCACCCGGCTGAATGAGCTATCCGGCCAGTGCGTCGCTGTAAATGGCAGCCTCGGCGTTTTCATTGAAGATGCCAGTATGGGCAGCATCCTTCTGCAGAAAGGCGAGAGCCTGGGATGGCCGGTCAACAAAATTGAATCCGCCCTGACCAGCAAAGGGAAGGACGAGCGCGCCATTATGGCCTCTGGGTATCACTACCGCGGGCTGGCGAAAATATCCCGATACGCCTACGAGAAGACGGCAGTCTTCAAGGGCGAAACAGCAAACCATCTGCATAAGCAGGTATCACGATTCCACCTTGCCGATAAGAACGCGCACAAGCGCGCCGACGATTTGCTGGATGATTACACCTACGGGCTGATCATCGCGTTCGGTAGCGGCGACGCACTCTAGCGAGAAAACCAATGAACGAAGATGATATCGCAATCGGCAGTTGCTCGCCGGAGCTGATCACGCTCCTGGACAGCGATGACATTCAGCCGGGTATGTCGGCTGGCTATCAGACCTGCAAAACGATTTACCTCTTCCACCCGTTGGGCGGGAAAATGGTAGATCGCCCGATCAAGATGGCGATGAACGAATCGCGCACGGTTCACATTTCGCAGGCGTATGGCATTGAGCAGCGTCTCCGCGATGCATTTGAGCGGGAATGGAAAGCGCTGGGCGCCGATAAGCACATCGCTAATGCGGCGCGCATCTCTCGCATTTACGGTGTTTCGGCGATCGCAATGCTGGTTGATAACCAGGAGCCGTCCTCGGCGGTGGACTACCGCACGCTGTATAAGCACAACGTGACATTCAACATTCTCGACCCGCTGAACACCGCGGGGAGCATCGTTCTGAACCAGGACCCGAATGCGCAGGACTTTCAGAAGGTCGACGGGATCAGAGTGGCGGGCAAGCCGTATCACAAATCCCGCTGTGTTGTGCAACAGAACGAGGACCCGATTTATCTGGCCTATAACTCTGCTGCCTTTGGCTTTACCGGTCGCAGCGTTTACCAGCGCGCTCTGTTCCCGCTGAAATCCTTCATCCAGACCATGCGCACCGATGACATGGTTTCCGTGAAGGGTGGCTTGCTGGTAACGAAGATTCAGGGACCGAGCTCAGTCGTCAACAACATGATGCAAAAGCTCAGCGGCATCAAACGAATGATGCTGAAGCGAGGGAAGACAGGCGAAGTCCTGCAGATCGGCGCAAATGACAGCATCGAATCCATCGACCTGAGCAACCTGGAAAAGCCGCTCGACTCCTCCCGGAATCACATTCTGGAGAATATCGCTGCGGCAGCTGACATGCCGGCTATCATTCTGAACTCGGAAACATTCGCCCAGGGCTTCGGCGAGGGGACGGAAGACGCTCGATCTGTTGCAGTCTACATCGACAACATCCGCGAGTGGCTTGAGCCGCTGTATGACTATTTCATCCGTATTTGCCAGTATCGCGCCTGGAGCATTGAGTTTTTCAATTCTCTGCGTGCTGACTTTCCGGAGCTGAAAAACACCTACAGCCTGTACTTCTCCTCATGGATTAACAACTTCGAATATCGCTGGCCGTCATCCCTGAAAGAGCCGGAAAGCGAAAAAGTGAAGGTCGACGAAATCCGCTTTAAGGCCATCGTCAGCATGCTGGAAGTCCTTCTCCCGCAGGTCAACACGGATGATGAGAACCGCGCTCTTCTTATCGAGTGGGCGCAGACCAACGCGAACGCTAACGAAAGCCTGTTCCCGCAGCGGCTCGATCTCGATATCGACTCTCTAAAGGCTAATCGGCCTGAACAGCCACGGGATGAAGAGCCCGGCGGCGAGATGATGCTATGAAGACTTTCACGCGCACCGTACGCGAGGCGGTGAAGTTCTTTCTGCGCAATGGCTACACTTCGCGGCAGGAGCTGGAGCAATGGCAGGCCATTATCCGGCAGGCAGCCGAAAGCGAAACCGATGACGACTACATGAGCATGGTGTCGGATCGGTTGCGTAAGACCTATGACCTGCAGGTGAGCAAGGCTGGAGCGCTGGAGCGCCACAAGGGGATTTCACGCTTCACGCTGAACTACATGGAGCCGAAGTTACGCAGCGAGCTGGATCGCCGCATCCTGGCCAGCGCTGACCTGATAAAGCTGAATCGCAAGAAAGCCATCGACACTACTCTGTCGCGGTTTAGCGGATGGGCCAGCAGCATTCCCTCAGCAGACAGCATTGCGCTGACCGGCATTCAGGGAACGATGCGGGAGACGGCGGCGCACATTCAGAAGGCCGCAGAGAAGGTGGACTATGAAGCGCGCCGCGTGATGATTGACCAGAGCCATAAGCTGATCGCCAATATCGACAACATCATCGCGACGGGAAACAACGCGATTGCTGCCGAGTGGCATAGCCACTGGCGCCAGCCAGGGTACGACTACCGGGAAGATCACAAGGAGAGGGACAAGCTGATCTATCTCATCCGCGGGAACTGGGCGCAGAAAAATGGCTATGTCAAAGCTGGCCCTGCCGGCTATCTCGACGAAATTACGCAGCCTGGCGAAGAGGTTTTCTGTCGGTGCTACGTCACCTATCTGTACAACCTCCGCAGCATTCCCGAGGACATGCTGACCCAGAAGGGCCGCAAGTTCCTGGAGTCCATGAAAGCAGCATAGGAGCATTAAAACGTGGCTATTTTTGGCAGCGGGATAATGTTCCGTCAGGGGAAGTTCGTCTTCCTGATCCAGCGCTCGGATGATGGCACATGGTGCCAGCCGGGCGGGACGATAGAGCCGGGAGAGTTAGCCATAGACGCCGCACGGCGCGAGGTGCTGGAGGAAACAGGCTATCAGTACGATGGCCCGCTGACGCCGCACAGCGTACATGGTGACTACCTGACCTACCGCGCCGACGTGCCGGAGCAATTCGAAGCGAAGATAAACGACGAATCGCTGGCCGCCGGATGGTTCCATATTGACGATCTGCCAAAGCCGCTTCATCAGCCATTCGCTGAAATGCTGGCGCAGCAGGCGCTCAACGAAACCGACGTGGCCGCGCTCATCGCTGACGGAACGCTCAGCAGCCCGCAATATTTTTACAACATGTGGATGTTCGCCATCCGGGTGACCGGAACAGGGGTTACCTGGCGATCTGCAGATCAGGAGATGACGTTCCGTAACCCGGACGACTATCTCACCCCTGAATTTCTCCAGCGGGTAGCTGGCGTACCACTTATCTGGCTTCACCCCGAAAAAAGAACACTTGATAGCGACGAGTTCTCAAAGCGCGTTATTGGCACCCTGACAAATGCCTGGGTTGCCGATAAGGGCGAAGTGTGGGCCGTTGCGCGTGTGTACGACGCCGAAGCTGCTGAAATTATGGCAACAAGGCAATTAAGCACCTCGCCAACTGTGAAGTTCTCAGAGGTTGCTAAATCAATCATTGTCGACGGTCAGCCTCTACTGGTGGAGCCATCCCCCGAGCTGCTCGACCACGTTGCAATTTGTGAACAGGGCGTGTGGGACAAGCTCCTTGCCCCTACCGGTGTTAAATCTGATTCCATTCCTGAAGAGGCTGAAAAGATGGACGAGGAAAAAATCGTAGCGCTGATTAATAAGGCGATCGATGCGCGTTTGGCTAAGGCCGACGAAGAGAAGGAAGCGAAAGCCAAGGCTGACGCCGAAGAGGCCGCCAAGAAAGAAAAGGCTGACGCAGAAGACAAAGAAGCGGAAGAGGCGAAAGCTAAAGCCGACGCGGAAGAGAAAGCCGCGAAGGAAAAAGCTGATGCTGAAGCCAAAGAAAAGGCGGATGCCGAAGAGGCTGAGAAAATGGCAAAAGAAAAAGCCGACTCTCAAATCCTCCAGGAAATTGCTGAGCTTCGCTCCCGCATTCCTACCGAACTGAGCGACGAAGAGCGCAACGAAGTTGCAGAAGCGCAGGTGAAAGCCGATAGCGTCTTCTCCAGCTTTGGCAAACGCGCCCCGATCCCGCTGTCCGGTGAAAAACCGATGGCGTATCGCCGCCGTCTGATGATTCAACTGCAGGAGCATTCTCCGGACTACAAAGCCGTCGATCTCTCTGCCATCGCTGATTCTCAACTGCTGAGCACTGCCGAAAAGCATATCTACGCTGATGCGCAGAAGGCGGCCAGCCTGTCAGTTGGTCCCGGTATGCTGCGCGAGATTAAGCGCGCCGATGCAACCGGTCGCCAGATCAGCACCTTTGAAGGCGATCCCGCCGTCACCTGGGCGCCGTTCCAGTCTGGCAAGCGTCAGGTCACCAGTTTTAACAACCAGGCTTAACGGGAGCTCTGAAGCATGGCTAATTTATCTCTTAACCCGATGGCGACCACGAATGCCGCTGGTTCCTTCGGTGTGCAGTCTGATGGCTTCATTCAGGGCGTTGCTCTGGATGATCCGGCAAATCGCTTTAACCTGGCGTCCGGCACTGTCGCCTCCACCGAAACCAAACCGCTGTGGGGTGGACTGCCGGTTGCCGAGTTGCTGCCCGGCGTGAACTCCAGTCCTCGCGGGTCGACTATTCGTCGCGCTGTGTCACTGGCTGAACTCGAAGGCTTCACCGTCTTCAACCAGGCTCACAACGGGCTTACCACTCCGCAATCACCGGTTCCGCTGTATGCGTCCGGCATGAGCGTTTCATTCTATCGCCTTGGCTCCAACATGCGCGTTCCGCTGAAAGCTTCAGCGCAGGTGGTCGCACTGGGAACCGCTGGCGCATCGGTGAAAACGCCACTGGCGTGGGACTTCGTCAATAACCAGGTCACCACCGCAGCCGCGGCGGCTTTTGCCGGTACAGACATTGCCACCACTGCCGTGACCTACTCGAACGGCGTAGCCACCGCCACCACCGCCTCCGCGCATGGGCTGACTGCTGGCCAGTACGTGAAGATCAGCGGCGTAGATCCGGCGGCCTATAACGGCACCGTCGTTGTGCTGACCGTTCCGAGTGCGACAACCTTCACCTATGCGCCTGCCAGCGCGCCGGGCGGCTCAGCAACTACGCAGGGCAATATCGGTGCTGTGGCTCAGGCAGACATCACCCTGCCGGTGAAAGTCATCTCCATCAAGAGCGGGAACTCTAAAACTGTCAGCTATGACAGCGCTACAGGCTTCCTTACCTGGAACAACACCGACAGCTGCGCGCTGGTCTTACTTTAATCGGGAGCTTTAAATGGCTGCAATTACCCCCAGCTACACCATCGTCAACCCGTCGTACATTGCGCCGGAGTTGATCATTGGTTACCAGCAGGCGTCCGGTGCGTTCGAAACCATCGCCAGCGGTAACCCGCAGGTCCGCCTTGGCGTAGGCGACCAGTACGTTTATATGCGCCGCCTGGATATTCGTACCCAGGTAACCTCCAGCCAGTCCGGCAACGCCAACCAGCTGCCGAGCGTGGCGCTCGAGGCGCGCATGATCTCCACTCCAACCTACCTGTTCCGCTGCCGTGGTATCTACGATCACCACGACACCGCGGCGGCCGGTAACTGGAACGTGGCTCTGCCAGAAGCTCAGCGTCTCGGCATGCGTCAGGGCATCTTCCAGCAGTTGCGCTCTGCGCTGCTGTACGGCATGAACCCGGCAGGCGGCGAAGGTCTGCTGAACACCGCAGGCGCGACCACCGAAACCCTGCCGCCGGACAGCAACAGCAACACCACTGTGCTGACCTACGACCATGGACAGATGGCTGTCTATCTGCTGGGCCATGTACAGGCCGCGCTGACCCGCACCATGCAACTGGGTCGCCAGCAGCGTGTTGTTATCCTCGGTCCGCAGCGAGTGCTGGGCGCGATGGAGATTCAGCAGATCGTTCAGCTGACATCTTATCAGCGTCCTGGCGGCGGTACTGATACCGTCGGCGGCACCGTGAAAGAGGTTCTCCGTGGCGCGAATGTTCAGGTTGACTGGGTGTACGACGACACGCTGATCGGCGCCGGTGCCGGCGGTACTGACGCGGTGGTTATCACCGTCCCGGAAGTGGAAGTGCCGATGGCCAACTCCACCGTGAACACCAACGAATTCGCCAAACTGAGCCCGTCTCTGGCGGCGAACGCCCTGATGTTCACCGACATGGCGGCACCGATGGAAATCCCGACGCCAATCCCCGGGGGCGCTATCGACGTGCTGTCAGAAATGCGCTCTACGGCTGGCTGGGCAGTCCGTCCGGAAGCTATCACCATCCTGTCGATGAAATACAGCGACTAAAACTCGAAATTGAGAAGTGCTTAAGCCTCTGCATGGTTCGCTGTGCAGGGGCTTTTTTACGAAGGGTAAACAATGAAACTGTACATCGCCAACACTACCAAGCAGCGCCACATCTTCACTTTCCGCCAGCTGGAAACCGGGCGCCTTCGCCAGATCCCCATTGAGCACGGCTCACAGATGCTGGTTCTGGATGGCTCGACCGAAGAAGTCGAAGCGGTTATTCAGCATCATCAGGTTTACGGTCTGGTTGACTCAACCAAAATCGACCAGAGCCAGGCATTTGTCGGCCTGTGCTACAGCATCAACAAACCCGTTTCCGCCAGCGTTATTGAGAAAACCATTCGCGATAACGATGGTCATCTGACCCGAGGGGCTCATAACCGCCGGCAGGCATCCGTCGCCGCGCTGGATAACACACTGCGCGAAAGCGGTATCGGCTACGAAGGTGACATGGAATTCAGCGCAGAGCAGGCCAAGGGGCGCGATGACCATTCAGACGACCCGACCATCAACGAAAAAATTGTCACGCCGAAAGCCGGGAGCAAGAAGAAATGACCACCAGTCTGTCGGGATTCATCGAATTCGTTCGATCTGATATGGGAATCACCCCCGACCAGGTTCCCGACGACTCGCCGTCTTTTTCTCTCGCCTATGGCGGCGCCATTGAATGGGTTAACCCGGACATCACGTGCGTTATGCCTAACATGTACAGCATCGCGGTTTATAACCTTGGGGCATCGTTTCTCATCAATTACGGGACAGAGGCTGTGTTTGCTGAGTTCCGTAAACAATATGGGCTGAATGACTTCAAAGCCGGGGTTATCACGGGAGCCGGGGATAACTCTACCAGCGCACAGCGCCTGGTCCCTGATTTCTTCAAAGACCTGTCGCTGGCAGATCTGCAGATGCTACAGGACCCGTGGGGCCGTCGCTACCTGATGATCGCTCAGCAGTTCGGTAGCCTGTGGGGCTTGTCATGATCACCTTTCATCTGGGCGTTATCGATATCTCCTACGAGGACGAGGACACCACGACGGGGAGCGTAGCGGAAGAGCTGGAAGCGAGGTATCAGATTATGCAGACGTTCTTTGACCGCTACGGGAACGACATCGCTGAGCTGATGAGCAAAGACCTGGCCGCAGCGCTTGAAAACATGTTCGCTGGCGCGCCGCCGGCAAAAGACCCGCTCGCTGAGTCAATGTCCAAAGTTCACGATCTCTTTGTCGGATTCCTCGATAACACCGAGATGAACGGCCTCCCTGGCGTACCAACGCGCCGCGCGCTTGAGGGTATATCGAAGCGCTTTAAAGGCAAAAAGGGGCCGCCGCGCCCTTCGTTCATTGACACAGGAACCTATCAGGCAGCTATGCGCGCCTGGGTAAGCGGGGTGCTGAATGCCTTCCCTGAGTGAGTTACAGAACGCCAAAACAGAGCTTAACGCTACCCTGACGCAGGGGCTGGATGATCTGAGCCGGTTCCAGGTGGTGACGTTCACGAAGTACATCAGAAAGGTACTTCCGCTCGATGGCTTCGTGTTCTGGGTGAAAGCCTCGGTCCTGTCAGACGATCCGAACAATGAGCCGGATACGGTAGATGTGAAAGGTTATTTGCACCTGACGACCGAAACCATTCAGGACGACGAGCAACTGTACGACCGCAACGTGGTGACGTTCACCGCGCAGGCGGACATCGACCCGTTTAACGACATCGGGTCAGAGGTGCTGTACATCGGCGAGTTTTTTGGCGTGCAGTTCTCGTTCTCCCGGCGTACCGGGCTTAATGAACCGGCGAACCTGTACCACTATACTGGAGAGGCTATTTTTCCGCACATGCGGTCGCAGATCATCAACTCTGCGGATGACATAGACCTCTCTGACGTGGTGGTGTCGAGCTCGTTGCCTATCTGGTTGGCCCTGAATCAGTACATGCCGATGTTCCCGGCGATGCTCTCAACGCAGAACCTTTCGCCGCCCTATGCGACAGTGAAATGCAGTAACACGTCACCGATCGCCGGCGCGTTCTATCTGGACGAGAAGCAAAACCAGTATCAGCTGGTATCGGAAGATGTGACGCTTTCGGTCACCGGCCTGCGTAACGCCAGCATTGAAGACTTTGTGCGGTATGTGCAGGACTACACGACCGGCGATGCCCCGGAGATGGGGATCATGAATATTCCCGTCGTGCAGGATGAGCGAGTCACTCAGAACGAGCTCAACATCATCGCCATGCGTAAGACCATCAAATTTAAAATCAATTATTACCAGCAACGGATGCGTAACTTAGCGCGCCAGCTGATCACGTCTGCAATTCCGTCCATTGACCCGGAGAAATAAGTAAATGGCAATTGTTAATATTAACGTGTCGGTGACGAATCCGCCGAAGCCCTCGCAGTTGTTAAAGTCCGGGGCGATGATTTCTATGGGCGGCACGACGCTGAATGCCGGTGAATATCAGCTGCTGACCAGTGAAACCGACCTGGCCGACATTCTCGCACCGGCGAAAACCATCTCGACGCTCGCCTGGGCTACTGGCGTGGTAACGGTCACGCTGGCTGCCGCTCACGGATGGACTAACGGTTCACAGGTCCCGGTGATCATCTCCGGCGCGACTCCGGCGGGGTACAATGGCGCCTATACCGCTACGGTGACAGGTGCCAACACCTTCACCTATCCGCTGACGGCCAACCCAGGAACCGCAACGGCAATGGGAACGGTAAAAACGGTAGTGCAGACCGAAATTTCCCAGATGAATACTTCGTTCTGGTCCCAGGGCAAAACGCGGGCTGTTTATGTGCTGGAACTGGGCGATGTGTCCATGAAGGAAGCTGTAGCAGTGCTGAAAACCTTCATTGCTGAAGACGTCTCCCTGGGTAACACCTACCAGAAGTTTTTATCCTATCTGGTGCCGCGCGAATGGGATTCGGTCGATGAATTTAAAACCCTGACCAGCCTCTATACTTCGCCGGGAAGTCTGGTTTACTTCTTTGTCACCACAACGATCGCGACCTATGAAGCGTGGACAGCGACGAAAAACAAAACTGTCTTTGCTGGCGTCGAGGCTCCGGATATTCCGGCTAGCGAGTTTTCCATGGCCGGCCCGTTCCAGTCATCCCTGGCAAACGACCCGGGGTCGAGCAACATGGTGCCGCCGATGTCGTACCGCTTTATGTACGGCCTGACTGAGTATCCGCTGGAAGGCAACAGCGCACTGCTGAAATCTCTTCAGGACAGCAACATCAACTACATCGGTACCGGCGCCGAAGGTGGTCTCAGTAACAAAGTGCTGTTCACCGGCCGCATGCTCGACGGTAACCCGTTCAACTACTGGTATTCGGTGGCGTGGACGGCGATCAACCTTGAGCTCGACCTGGCGAATGAAATCATCAACGGCTCCAACACGACCGTTAACCCGCTGTACTACGAGCAGAAGGGCATTGACCGCCTGCAGCGTCGCGCTCTGAAAACCATGCGTAATGGCATCAGCTACGGGCTGATCCTCGGTCGCGTCATCGACACGCAACTGACGCAGGAAGATTTCAACACCGAGTATGACAAAGGCACTTACGCCGGCAACGCCGTGATCAACGCCGTGCCGTTCAGTAACTACAACAGCCTGAACCCCTCCGATTATCAGGAAGGCAAATATAACGGGCTGAGCGCCGTCATGACGCCGCGCCGCGGCTTCGAATCCATCACGTTTAACGTGAACGTAACGAACTTTGTAGGGGCGTAAAAAATGGCGAACCCATTAGTACCGCAGGGCTTTCTTAACCGCGTACGCGGGGCTCTTTCCGTCACGGATACACCGGCGCTGAACGTCTCGGCGTCGTACCTGGCAAAGGACGGCATTAGCCTGCGTCCGGACGGCCCGGCGACCGATATCATCCCTACGATGACCGGAACCGTCGGCAGCCAGGCGCCGTATCAGCAGGTAACGCTGACCGTGCATCTCCTGAAAACTCAGGGGCTGGGCGAAAGCTACCGGCAACGCTTTTTAACCGACACGTCGCTGGGTGAAATCGTGGTAACGCCGGATGCAACGACGTTCGGCAATATCACGCTGCTCAACTGCTATCTGGTCAACTTCAACGAGCTGGCTTTCAGCGGGATGGACCCGGCTTTTGTGGTAACCATCAGCGGCTATATGGTCACCAACGACAACATGTGGGTGTAATGCATGAAAATTGACAAGAAACTGAATCTGGTCACCAACGTTACCCGCGAAGACGGCTCGATCGTATACCTGCATGTGACGCCATTCCCCTATGAGGTGGTGGAAGAACACTGCATCCTGCTGGGGAACCTGTTCACAAAATTCATCTCGCAGGTGGGTGGTCTTGGCGCCGCCAGAATCGCCGCGATGATGCTGAGGCAGAGCCTGAAAGCGGAAATCGATAACGGTCGGACAGGTCCGAACATCGTTGATGAAATTCAGCGACTGACGGTCGTTATCCATAACGTCGGCGGCCAGTGGAAAACCACGCCTCTTGAGGTGGCATTCAAGCAGGGGATTATCGACCCTGATGAGTATCGCGAGGTCGAAGGCGAAGTGGTTTTTTTTATGGTTTCCTCTGCTATTCAGAAGGCAAACCTGATCGCGCCGACCGTGGGAACGGTGATCAAAATGTACGATGGGCAACTAACCTCATCGAGCGGTACGGCGTTCCGCGATTCGTTGCAGACGTCGAAGCCGGATACCGATACCCCGACCCAGAATGCCCAGCCGGAAACGTCATTTATACCCTCTTAGACTGGGCGTCTAATGAGGGCTTCTGGCAGGTGATAAGGGAGATCACCGGCGAGGAGTATGCAAGCCCGGCGCAGTACCGGCAGCGCTACCTACTCGCCGCGCTCAAAGAAAGAGGTTTCTTCAATGGTAGCTAAGTCGATCGTCGACATTGACGTAAATGACGACAAGTTTGTCGCGTTTATGGAAAGGTTTCGCGAGTACCAGAGCGCGCTGGATGATTTACCGGAAGCCTGGCGAGTGGCTGCCGTTGGTATTGGTGAAAGCAGCAAGCAGACCGAAAAAGCCAAAGGTGAGGCGAAGGAGTTAGGCGCGGAGTTTAATGCCGTGGCCGAGGCCATCCTGACCATCAACAGCGGTATCGATCGGCTCAATACCAACCTGGAAGACTCGAAGAAAAAGCAGGACGAATTCAACAAAAGCACCCGATCTGCGAAGGGCTTCCTCAGCGATGCGACGAAAGACGCTAAATCGCTGGCAGGGCATATCAAGGAAGCGACGGCCAGCCTTCTGTCCTGGGGTGGTATTGTCGGGATATTTACCGGCGTCCTTGGCGTTGGCGGCCTGTTTGGCATCAACCGCCTGGCTGCCACCACCGGTGCCCAGCGGTTTACTTCTCTCGGGCTTGGGACGAGTATCGGCGCACTTGATTCCACCGCCATAAACTACCAGAAAGCGCTGGGTAATCCGGCGGGGACGCTGGGCGCTATCCGCGATTCCCAGATGGACCTGTCGAAGCGCTGGACGTTTCAGGCGATGGGGATTAACAATCCCGACCAGGACCCTGCCAAACTGCTCCCGCAGATGATCCGTAATGCGCGCGATATTTTCGTGCAGAGCGGCAGCACGCTGCAGGGCGCACAGGCGCACGGCCTGACAAACTTCTTTACGCTGGACGACCTGAACCGCTTCAAAAACATGAGCGATGAGGAGATCACCGCCATGGAGAAGCGCGCGCAGCAGGATGCGCGTATGTTGCAAATTACCGACCAGCAGGCGCGTCAGTGGCAGGATTTTAACGTCCAGCTCGATTACAGCAGCCAGAGCATCAGAAACACGTTTGTGCGCGGCCTGGGTCCTCTCACACCTCAACTGAGAAAACTGTCTGATGCGCTGTCAGGCGCGATCGATACCGTCCTGAAATCCCCCGAACTCGGCAAGTGGATTGATGCGCTTGCCGGCGGCATTGAGCGATTCGGTAATTACCTCGCTTCTCCTGAATTTTCCACAGATGTAAGCAACTTTATGGACAAAGTAGAGAAAATGGGAAATCTAATTGGCAAGGTTATTGATTGGGTAACAGGGAAAGCGAGTATCTCTACTGCGGATATATCATCCGGGTCAACGATGTTGAGCCCAAGCACCATCATCGATCCGAAAACGGGAAAATCCTATACTCCTGGAAGCAATGATGACCCGCATGTATGGGGCTGGCTCAAGGGTGTTAGGCGCTTCTTTGAAGATGGAACCGTTAAAGCTGTTGATCCCACACCTGCAAATACTTCCGACAGAAACAGGACTATTGCAGATCGATTTAATAATCCGGGAAATCTGCGGTGGGCTGAAGGATACAGCAGCGAGAATACGAGAAGCGGTAAATTTGCCGTCTTCCCAACGCTGGATGAAGGCGTACTGGCGGCGACAAAGCAACTTCAAATGTATGGCGCTAAAGGAATAAATACGGTAGGAGATATTGCAAGAAAATGGGCTCCTCCTAAGGAAAATAATACCGCTGAGTATATTCGGCATGTGGTTAAAACTACTGGATTTAATGAGAATCAGAAACTGAATCTCAATGATCCTCAGGTTATCGCGAAACTCATTTCTGCTATATCTCAAAAAGAAGGGGCTGGTAGCAGAGTTTCTGAGAGCACAGTCATTCAGATCTATAACAATACCGGTGGGAATGCAGTGGTAACTTCAGCGCAATTGGGGGCGAGGTAATGGGATTCACACGTGAAATGTATAAGCTGGGTTTTGAAATATCCCCAGTAATACTTTGCGGAGGGATAGCGCAGGCCATTCCTGGAGGAATGCTCCCGATCGTCGCTTTGACACAGAGCGCGAGCTTTGTTACGGGGCTGCTTGGAGGAGCCATAAACCTAACCGATCTGGATAAATATTTCTGCCACTGGCGACCGGTTCAGGGCGCCACAATGGTTGATTATGAAATTGCCAGATACCCTTTCGCCAACCAGGTAGTAGCTGCGAACGCCTTGCTTGCTCAGCCTTTGCGCGTTTCGTTGGTAATGGAGGCCCCGGTCAATGAAAACACCGGGGCGATGACAAAGCTCGTCACTATGAGTGCTTTGCAGTCTGTCCTTCAGGCGCATTCTAACTTAGGCGGCACGTTTATCGTCGCCACCCCATCCGTTATCTATAGCAACTGCATTTTGCGTGTAGTGAGGGACATTACCTCTGGTAACGATCCATTACCACAGCGTTCATGGATATGGGATTTCGAGCAGCCACTGATAACCGATAATGGTGCAGAGCAGGCCGTGAACAATTTTTTAAACAAGATTGGCGCCGGGGATATGGTAACCGACCCATCCTGGACTAATACCGCCAATGCTCTTGGCAACACGCCTCTCGGGAGCTCTGTATCGGAAGCAATAACCGGCCTATTGGGTAAGTTGGGGGTAGGGCCATGACAACCCAGAATTATCCGTTTACCGGCAATGATCGTCAAAGCATGACATTTACACCGATCCTTGATGGCACCGTCTATAACTGCCAGGTTAAATGGAACATTGCCGGGCTGAGGTGGTATGTCCTCATTACAGATAGCTCTGGGAATACCATTCTAAATACCCCGCTCGTTGGCTCCGAGCTTAACGGTGGAATAAATATTATCTCCGGAGTGTTTAATTCGTCCTCCATGTACTGGCGCGAACAGAATGGACTGATTGAGGTAAACAGTTCATGAGATATTATGATATTGAGATAACCATTCCTGCTGAAGGTGCCTCTCCGGAAAGAACGATAAAATACAGTAGCCATAAGAACGGAGTTTACAACCCCGGCGCCCTGATGATTGAGTTTGATATCCTCAGGTACGGTGAATCGACTCCCCAGGGCGAAACTCACCTGACCATCTGGGGTATTGGCCCAAAAGAAATGCAGCAGGCTCGCCAGAATTTTTTTGGCAAAAAAATTAAAATATTCCTTGGGATGAAAGACGGGCTGCCATTGGCTGGCAAGGTTACCGCACCAAAACTGGTATTGGATGGCGTGATAAATCAGGTCTTTGGTAACTGGCAGGGTATTGAGTTACGACTTGACTTCATAATCGTTGTTGGTCCTGTCCAGAACGTACCAAATAACAAACCCGTACCCCTTCCTTTAACCTTTGACTGGAAGGAGGGGCAGAAGCTTTCTGTAGCCCTCACGCAGTGTTTTATGAACATCAGAGGGTATACGTTCAATATCAACATAAGCGACCGGCTAATCCTTAATCATTACCGGGGGCTGTTTTGTGATGACATTGTCACCCTGGCCAAGGACCTTAATGCTTTTTCACGTTCCAGAATTCGCGATAGCGGGTACTCTGGTGTAGAGATCGCAATAGTGAATGGTAATGAGATCCGGGTATGGGATAACGATTATGATAACCACCCGGATAAGACTTCTGTTTCCAGCGCCGTAGCCAGAAGCAACAGCCCAACCCAAATAGATTTCAAGGATTTGATAGGGCAGCCGACATGGGTGGCATTTAACACAATCAGCATGGCGTGCGTAATGCGCGGTGATATTCAGGTTGGCGATCACATCCTGATGCCTAAAAAAAGCACTCCGTTGATACAGGCCTCTTCGTACTCTCAGTATCGAGAAGACTCTGCCTTTACTGGCGACTTTATTGTGAACTCCGTTCGCCTGTTAGGGAATAGCAGGCAACCAACGGCAGAGGCATGGGTAACAATTATTGAGGCTTCCCCTTTCATTAAGGCAGGTAGTGCATGAGCATCGACAACAAGCTTAATTTTGCCTCAAGCATGAACAGGTTTACTGAAAGAAAGATTGAAAATGCGCTTCAAAAATCAGGGAAAGTTCTTCCGGCGAGCGTGGTTAAGCAAACTGGGAATATGATCACCGTCTCCTTCGAGCTAAGGGATATCCCATATGTTTTGCCGCAAGTGACTATCCCCTTATTTGGCCCTCAATATATTCGTTACCCTATGCAGCCGGGAGATAAGGGGATTGTTATCCCCGCAGATACTTACATTGGCGGGGTTAGCGGTCAGGGAGGCGGCATTGCAGATATGACTCCGCCAGCAAACTTAAGCGCCCTCGTTTTTTTGCCGATCAGTAATACCGAGTGGCAGGGTGTCGACGGGCAGGTGGTGACGGTATACGGTCCGGAGGGTGTAACGCTGCGCGACAGCGGCAGCAACACGACGTTTCTCCTGAAGCCTGACAGCATCGCTATTTCCACACCTGACAGCTTCACCGTCACCGTTGGCGGGACAGTTTTTTCACTGACCGGTAGCAAATGGAGCCTTTCAGGAGAGGCAGGGCATCTGCAGGATTCAGTGGCCAGTACCAGCCCGGCAATCATGCACGCCGGATGGCAGTCGCTTCTGGCCTGGCTTAACAGCCATGAGCATTCAAACGGCAACGATGGAAATGATACCGGGGGGCCGACTTCAACGTATAACGGGAGTATCACCGAGTGAGAACCTATGGCCGAAACTCTGAGGGGAAGTGGGTCCTGGTGGAAACCGACGAATATGGGTTTAATGACTCGGTGTATTTGACGACCCTGATCCAGAATCTGAAACTGGCGCCGCAGGAGTCGCCATTTTATGCGAACAACGGAATCCCGGCCGCCGGGTCGGTGATCCAGCAAATCCTGCCGACGTATTACGTAAACCGTATTCAGAAACAGTTCAGCCAGTATTTTTCCTCGCTGCAGATTGCGCTGATCAGCGACGACCCGCCTGTTTATAACATCTCGGCAATCACAAATGCAGGTTCAAAAATAATTACACAGGTGGCCGTATGAGCGATTTACCAGTCAGCTATACGTCAGCAGGCCCGGTTCCTCTGACGCCGGAAGAGCTACGAGCACAGCTCGTTTCTCAGGCAATTGCGCTATCTCCGGGACTCACAACTGATTTGCCTGGATCTCTGATTGAGGACGTGGCCAGTACCGATGTCGGCGCGCTCATCGTTTGTGATCAAGCAAGGGTTGACCTGATTAACTCGGTGGGGCCACTAAAGGCTAACCTGGCCATGCTGGAGCTTCTCGCACAGCAGGCTGGTATTCCTGGGCAGAAAACGGCTGGCACAACAACAGTCCCGGTTCAGTTTTCCGGCCCCGCGGGATTTGTTATCCCACAGGGGTTTATTGTTTCTGATGGGACCTATACCTATTCAGTCAGTGATGCGACGATAATCTCGTCGTCAGGAGTGTCTGCCAGCGTATCATGCGAGGGAACAGAGACCGGGACCTGGGCGGTTCCGGTAAATACGGTTAACCAGATCATATCCAGTCTACCGTCTGACGTAACCATCACCTGCACCAACCCGATCGCCGGCACTCCGGGTGCTGACCCGGAAACGAACTATCAGTTTCGTGATCGCGTATGGCAGGCGCAGATGGCCACCGTTCAGGGATATCCTGGATTTATCCGGCAATATCTCACCAGCCTTGATAACGTGCAGGCGCGCCTGGTTTCTGTCATTCAGGACGGGGATAAGTGGATAGTCATGTGCGCCGGCGGTGATATTTACGATATTGCTGGCGCGCTCTATAAGTCTGCGGGGGATATCAGCCGGCTGAAAGGGTGTTCACTGAATGTAACTGGGATCACGAATGCAAATCCTGGCGTCGTCAGCACAGACCTGACTCATGGCTACACTGACGGCCAGGTTATCCGGATCACTGGCGTTACCGGGATGACGGGTATTAATGACGTTCCTCTGACCGTGACGGTACTGTCTCCTCACACTTTTTCCATCGGGATTGATACCACTTCATCCGGGACCTGGGGAGGCGGCGGCGAGGTGACACCGAACGTCAGAAACAATACCGTGACGGTGAATGACTGGCCTGATAACTACGTGATCCCGTTCGTGACGCCATTGCTGCAGCGGGTCACTGTGACGTATCAGTGGGGGACCGAAAGTGTTAACTACCTGACTGATGCGACGGTCGCCTCTCTGGTCTCGGCGCCTACGATTCAGTATGTGAACGGCATATTCGCCGGGAAACCGCTGAACGTTAACAACCTGAAAGACGCATTCTTACAGGCGATTAACTCGACAATCGACATGGGGCTGATCAGCACTTTAAACGTCGTGGTCACCATCAATGGTGTGATAACGCCACCGGATGCCGGGACGAATATCATCAGCGGCGATAAGTTCAGTTATTTTTATATCGCGTCGGATGGCGTGATCGTAACAGGGGCGTAGCATGCTGGACGATATCATCCGGTCGTATATGTATACGCAATACAACGACGATGAAAATCTGCGGGCGTTTTTTACTGCGTATAACTCGATGGCGCAGGGCATTTATGACTGGATGGTTAATGCCAACCTGCCGATTTTCATCGGTGACTACAACACCGGAGATCAGCTCCGGTGGATTGCCCATGGCATCTATGGCGTTTTGCCGCCGGTGATTTCCAGCAGCGATCAGCAGGAGATAGGCCCATATAACACCTTCGAATTTAACCAGCTGGCATTCAATGAGTACCGGGTGATTGACCAGTCAAACCAGGTTGTTGTCTCTGATGACCTTTTTAAGCGGATCATGACCTGGAATTTTTACAAAGGTGACGGCTTCTATTTCTCTATCCCATGGATAAAGCGGCGTATTCTGCGGTTCCTTTTGGGAGTGAATGGCACCGACATTCTCAACGACCAGCGATGGAGTATCTCGATCCAGTTTGTGGATGGCGGTATCGTGATTTCCATCTATAAAGGGCGCCGCATGTTCACGCGGAGCGCTATCTACAATGCATCGGCCTATAACTCCAGGAAGTACAACCAGAAGGACACGGCCTTTGTGATCACTGAGGATTTCGAGTTCGCCATTTTTTTCAAGCAGGCCATGGATAGCGGCCTGCTGCACATGCCGTTTTACCAGTCAGTCACGGTTGAGATATTTGATTAGGTTTTTATCTCGATTATCTATTGTTATATACAGATGTGATTTAACGCTCTGACAAATTATATACAGCACAACTATTGATAAAAACAAAATGGATGACATTTTTATCATATCTATTGGCGGCATTCCTTGCTGAAAAAGAAATCCAAATAAAATAATAAGCAAGGCGCACGAAAGGAGTATTAATAAAGTAGATAGAGTTCCTAAAAGTATTTTTAAAATAGCAATAGAAGCATTATTCATAATATTCACCATTTAAAAGGCCGCGCTTGCGGTTTTTTTATTGCCTAATCCCGGAGGATACATGGCACTAACCCTTTTGGCTACAAACAACGCAGAAAGCACGCTGGCTTCTGCTATCAGCGCAACCGACACGTCGCTGATCGTTAGCGCTGGAACTGGTGCCGAGTTCCCTGATGCTGTGGCAGGCGAGAGTTACTTTAAGCTCACTCTCACCGATGCCGCCACCGGCTCACAGGTTGAGATCGTGAACGTGACAGCCAAGGCTGGGGACATCTTCACGATTGAGCGCGCACAGGAAGGAACGCTGGCGCGTGCGTGGGCGGCCAACGACATGGTTGCCAACATGATGACCGCTGACACGCTGAATGTGATTGCTGATTTTGCAAAACAGGCATCTGATTCAGCGGAAGAGGCACAGGGATACGCACTTAGCGCCTCGGAATTTGGTGACAATAAATCAACCTTTGCTGATACGGCGGCTGGCCTTGCAGCGACGACGAACGGGCAATACTTCCGCGTTCCCCAGGGAACAGGCAATGTCCTTGCGTTCCGTTATTACAAAAACAACTCAGGCGTAGCACAAGAGGTTGCTGAGTACCCCGGACAGGGATCTATAACTAATACCATACGCGAATTCCCTACGCTGGCGGCTGCGCAGGCTGATGCAGACGCTGGCAATATTCCTGTTGGGTCAAATGCTTATTACCGAGACTCCGATTACAAATATCTTGCAATAGAAGTTATCAATAATTCAGGGATATTATCTGCCACTGGCCGGGTAATGATTTCCAAGGGGTATATCGATGATCTTGCGTCAAGGGGATTAATCTCAACTGAGCTGGATGATGGTATCGATATTGTTGATGTTGAATATGACCCAGTTTCCATGCGCATGTCTAAGTTCACTATGCGTGATGGTCGTGTTTTTATCCCTTTGCTGCAATTATCTGAAAATGCAGTCGCCGGAAATAATATTCAAAATGGCTCAGTAAGCTCAGAAAAACTTTCGCTGGATGTTCAAAGTATTTTATCTCAGGAACTGGACCCTGATACTGGGTTTTCAGAAATCAACTACGATCCGGTAACCAGACGTATGTCTTCATATACCACAACGGATGGACAGGTCTTCATTCCCTTGTTACAGGTCCCTGAGAATAGCGTCGGGAACTCACAACTTTCCACAGAAGTTCAGCAGGTCATTCCACTGGACCTTGACCCTGATACTGGTTATGTCAGCGTCGACTATGATCCGGTGACAAAGCGGATGTCCAGCTATGTGACGACAGATGGCGATGTATTTATTTCTCGTCTTCTGTTGGGTGATGACATCGTCGGCTTCTCAACGCTGACTGAAGATGTACAGAATAAAATTATTGCACACCCACAGGATGTTGTAGATGCCCGCCCGGATGCAACGCGCTCAACGCTCTCCGAAATCGCGGTGCGGACCAATGCATGCGACGGCTCTGCCTGGTCTCCGCTGCCGTCGCATGTGTGTAAGGCCGCATTCGGAATTAATGCGACCGGCACCGCGATTGAATACCGGCAGGCCAGCGGGCTGCTGTTCACCGGGAAAGCGCGGGCGGGCGTGTTTACGCCAGGCGCGGTGCCATCGCTGACGAAAAAAGGGCGGTTTCTCACCACCGCAGTTACCACGCCGACAGGGACGTTTGCTGTCGGTGATTACTACAGCTACGAGGCCTATAACACAAACGGAAACCTCTCCGAGACACTACCGGGCACCTGGGGCAGTCAGAGCCTGTACTGCGGCGACAATCTTGTCTGGAATGGTACAGAGTTCGTCATCCAGCGTGGGCCGGGCACCGGTGTGATTAAAATCGCGGACAGCTGGTATGAGGTGACTGCTGCTGGGACGTTCAACGGCATGGCGCTGCAGGCAGGGGACAAATTGCTCTATACAGGACTGCAAACTGCCGGTGGCGCATCCATGACTCCACGATGGGTATTGCTGTCATCAGCCAGTGATGCACTGGTTTACGCGGGAGAGTTTGCGCCTTCCTCTGGTTATCCTGCTAGTCCACTGCGTAATTCGGTTTATCAGGCATCCGCAGCGGGTACCATTTCAGGAAATAGTTTTTCTGCCGGAGATTACGCTCTCTGGGATGGCTCCGCGTGGATTCGCATAGCAGGTCAGGCATCCGTTACTGTTGCTGCAGGCAGCTCTATCAGCCTACGTTGTAGTCAAAACTCTGACGAGTGGGAAATTCGGCGTTCTGATAAAAGCTCTGGCCCTGTCGGTGTAAGGCTGAAAGCTCAGGTGATGACGACAATCCGTAAATCTCTTGGGAGTAAGCTTCTCTTGATCGGGGATTCTCTTTTCGGCAGTGGAAATTCCGGCAACCAAATCCTTTCAGAGGTGAGCGTGCCCGGGGAGGTCCGCTCCTATGGCGGCTCTACTTCCGATCAGGTCCTCGGTATGTTAAAGCAGGAAATTCTTGTTAACGGGGATAATTATGCCGGTCAGGTCATCTGCTTTTGGCACGGGCAAAATAACCAGCCGACAACAGATTTAAATGCTGCACAAATCAGGCAGGATTCTATTGAAATGGCTGCATTGGTTGGGGCCAGGGATGCTAGATATATATTCCTGACAATTATGGGGCAAAGGACAGAGACATGGAACGGTTCAAGAATTGTTGTGCAGCAGCATGAGGACCAGTACGCCAAAACGGGTGTTCTTTACGAGCTTGGAGAATGGTACAGAAGAATATTCCCAGGACGTTTCTTTAACGTATACCAAAATATGCTTTCTGCTGCTACTGACGCAATTGATCCTACTTTCCCGGGCATGACCGAAAAACAAGTTGCTGTTACTTATGGCGTTCTACCCTGGTCATTTTTCAATGGCGGGTCATTTACAGGGTTCACAACAAACGACCTGGTATACAAAGGTACATGGAGTGACACAGTATTACCAACTGGTGGTAGTTCTATGGATTACTACATCAGGATAGGTGGCGGAACAGTTGGAAATATTATTTACAATAATGGCGGTGTATGGTCTGAAAAATCAATAGACCGGACACACCTTAGTAACACAGGTGGTCTTGCGCTTGCGAATGGTGGATCAGGTTTTTCCACAATATCATCCAGCGAAGGTCTTGCAGGAATGCTTAACAATAACTTTTTCTTTTGAGGAATAAAATATGGGCCGCGCCAATCCTTTATATGGAGCTAATTTTACAGATTCAAGAATGCCTATTTTTTATCCGTACCCTGGGTTAACTGATGGGTCTCTTGGGCTGCTGGATGCTTATGAAGTGGATGAAAACTTTAATTTATCAGCGACAGGTACTGATATATCAACAACGCCAAATTTAGCCGCGATCCCAGCCGCCACCTTAACTGGTGTATCGCAGGCTGATCTGGCCTTTAAGTATTCAAATACACTTGGTAGCACTGAAGTTAAATTTGAGAGAACACCAAAGCTTGGTATTCATGGCATAGTCTCTCAGGTCAATCAGGTGTCTGGCCACCTGGCCCGCTTCCGTTGTCCCGGCATTCTGCCGTACATTGTGGCGCATCAGAACGACCACCAGTTCGCCGTGTTCGTGCATCATCGTATTACTCGAGATAAGCCGTCATCGACGAGCCAGAACCCTGTAGAAGTTTTGATGTCGCATAACTCAGCTCCATCTAATAACAAGTTGCTGATTGCCAGTCTGGATGGAGGGTTGACGGGTAATCCTGCCCTGAAATCTCAAGCGTCAGCAAAAACAGGCACAGATATGGCTGCCGCAACTGCCTACTACGACCATATGGTTTGGGGGTCACCTAGCGGTTTCGGTATGCTACTGAACAATTTGTGTCGTTCATACGTCCTTTACAGATGGCATCTTATCGATCTCACTGCAGCAGGTATGACCATGGCAGAGGCCACGGCATCTGAACAGAAGATCTTTAACAGGCGATTCAGTTCAGGCGGGAAGTACTATGGCGACACGATCCCAACAAATCCGTCTACCTTTCCGTAGCAGCTATTGATCTGCCTTTAAAGTAAACTACTGTATATAAAAACAGTATACGGGAGGGCAGATCATGCTTCGATAGTCAGACATTGCCGCGGCGTTCCGCGAGTCGGTTTTGCGCAGTTCCAAGGGGTTTCAGTACCTTCACACCCGAGACTTTGTTACCGCGCTGCGCCAGCGCGGCATCCACTTTTCCGAGGTGGAGGCTAGCGCCTGGATCGCTCGCGAGCAGTCTTACTTCATCGATAAAACGGCAGAGCATAGCGAAAACAGGCTGTGGATGATGGCCAACATGGGGAGGATTTTGTAATGGGATTCCCCTCACCCGCGACGGACTACGTTGAACAACGCCTGTCTGTTAACACGATCTGCAATGTTGGTCCTAACACGCGCCTGTTCGAGCGGTCTGGCGGTTACGTTGTGCTGGATATATCCCTGAAGCCAAAGCAGGGTAGTCAGGTTCTGATCCAGCACGGTGGCGGGACGGAGCTTGCCACGCTGAGAGGAAAGTCGCTGATAACCGAAGACGGCGAAGCGATTGAAGGCGAGGCTCTGGATGATGTCACTGTCGCCGGCGTCGTGACATTTACTATCTGCGATGTTCGTTCTGATAATTCTATTATTTAACTGGGGTATATATGGCGCTGAAGCTATTAGCAAATAATAACGCAAAGAGTGTTCTCGCTGCGGGTATTAGCGCGTCCGCTACCGTTATTACCGTGGGAACTGGATCGGGGGCTTTATTCCCTTCCCCTGTATCTGGGCAGAGTTATTTCAAATTAACGATAACCGACGCGGCCACGAAAACAATTTCAGAAATTATGCACGTCACGTCTGTATCTGGTGACGTGATGACAGTAATTCGTGGTCAGGAAGGAACTACGGCGCGCGTATGGTCAACAAATGACATTGTCGCGAATTTAATGACAGCCGGATCATTGTTATCGTTCCTGCAGATCAGCAATAACCTGTCAGAAATTAAAGATGCCGGTGAGGATGCGATAAATGAAGCCCGTTATAACCTCGGAATATCTGATTCCTCTGGTTTTGTCGGGCGTTCACTTGGCGCTCCAAAAGTTTTCTATGCAAACGGAACCTATACGCGATCTCCTCTGGCCCGTTATGCAAAAGTAACGTTGACCGGTGCCGGTGGCGGCGGTGGCGGCTGCCAGGCCTCCAACAATACAGAAACCTTCTCCGGTGCTGGCGGCGGCGCGGGCGCGACCATTATCGTATGGGTTGACCTGTCTGCTGCCAGTTCTTATGCGATTACTGTCGGCAAGGGTGGTAAGGGCGGAGTTGGCGCAGTAAGTGGTGCGGATGGTGGGGCCACCTCGTTTGCCAGCCTGTTCTCAGCTCCTGGCGGGAAAGGAGGAGTGAAGTCAGGCGTGTCCAATACCGCCGGCGGCGCCGGAGGTACGGCGGCGACCGGAGATATCAGGATCAACGGTGGTACCGGCTCAGATGGACAGACAGGCTCAAGCCTTCTGACGGGCAACGGCGGGGCGTCGTATTTTGGCGGCGGTGGCCGGGCGGGTTCTCAGGCCGGTATTGCTGGCGCAGCTCCCGGATCCGGTGGTGGTGGCGCGTATGACCTTGGGTTTACCGGTACGGCATTTACCGGTGGTGATGGTGCTACTGGCATGGCGATCGTGGAAGAATTCGCGTAATGGCTTACACTCCTGCACGACCATCGATGTAATCAGCCCACCACTGCATCATTTCTCTGCGCTTATCTAGATACTGAGCATGGTTGTAAATCCCACGCACAGATCCGCCGTTGGCATGTGCCAGTTGCACTTCAATAGCGTCAGCAGGCCATTCGTGCTCGTTCATAATTGTGCTGAATTCATGCCTGAATCCGTGACCGCTTTCCAGACCCTCATAGCCGATTTGTTTGATCACAAGCAATACCGCGTTCTCGCAGATTGGCTTCTTCTTATCGTTGCGACCGGCAAAAACAAACTCTGATACTGGTTTAGTGATTGAGCTTAGCGTAGTGAGAAGTTCAACCACCTGGTCTGACATAGGAACCACATGAATTTTGCGACCCTTCATCACACTGGCGTCGATGGTGATAATCCTGTTTTCAAAATCGACGTTCTTCCATTGCATGGAACGAAGCTCTTTCGTTCTTAGGGCTGTATAGCGTAAAACCTTGGTCGCAATGAGCGATACGATGCTTCCTGAAAATGTTGCCAGTGCTTTGTTAAATGCCGGGATCTGGTCTGCAGGAAGAAACGGGAAGTTTTTCTTGCGGTATCCCTTCATGGCGTCAGCAAGGTCAGGTGCCGGGTTATATTTAGCCCTACCAGTGACAATAGCGTAACGGAAAACCTCGCCGCATCTTCTGCGGGCTTTGTTGGCTCGCTCCATTGCACCGCGATCTTCAAATCTGCGGATTACTTCCAGCAGTTGCATCGGCTCAATATCCAGAATCTCGAGACCGCCGATGATGGGTAAAATGTCGTCATCAAACATTTTGGCAAGTTCAGTCGCATACCCTACAGACCACACTTGCTTCTTGTGCTCGTACCATTCCTTGTAAATGGCACTAAAGGAGTTGTTGTTAGACGAAGCCTTTTTCGCTTTTACCGGATCTATGCCAACCGAGATGTCTTTCCTCGCAGTCCATGCTTTATCCCTTGCCTCCTGCAAAGTCATAAGCGGATATTTTCCGACAGTCAGGATTTTCTCCTTACCGTCAATCTTGTAGCGAAGCTGCCATACCTTTTTCCCTGACACAGGGACATAAAGGTACAGGCCATTACCATCGAGAAGGCGGTATGGTTTTTCTTTCGGCTTTGCTGCTTCAATCTGCTTAACGGTGAGCATGGGTAAAAATCCGGTGGGTAAAATTATTTTATCCACTTTTTACCCGTCATGGAGTGCGGCTGTCAACGATCTGACGCGAACCATTACGAACTGTGAATCTATGGAAGGCTTGCTATTCAGGGGATTTTGCGGACTGGTACGGATGGGAGCGAACTGATAAATGGTGTCCCCTGCAGGAATCGAACCTGCAATTAGCCCTTAGGAGGGGCTCGTTATATC